GATAAAAATGAAAAAAGAAATACTAGAAGAAAAAGTGTATTACTATACAGATGTAATTGAAGATCCTAAAAAACTTTTAGAAGCGATAGAGGTCGACAATGCCAATGAGTGGGGTGAGTGGGCTGCTTGTAGTGGTCAGCACTACATATATGGAACAAATAAAACTATTGAACCATCTTCCGAAGATAATAATGAAAAAGATAATTATATTTATAATACACTTAAAAAGGCTTTTGATGATGTTGCAAGAGATTATGCAAAAGCACAAGGGATTCCTGGTGAGCCAAAACTTTTTCCACAATATCCTATTAAAAAATATTCTGCTGGAACATTTATGGGGGCACACTTTGACCAACAAGAGGGTGACGAAAGATTGAAAGTTTCTTTTGTCATGTATCTTAATGATGATTACGATGGCGGAGAAATATCTTTTACCATTGCTTCACCAGATGGAGTTTTACAACACTCTAGTCCAGATCCAGATTTTGCAAAAGCAAAAGAAGGTAGCAATTATACTTTTGCTGTAAAACCAAAAGCGGGAAGTGTTATAGTATTTCCACCTTCACCACCATATCACCATACAGCGCACTTAGTTAAAAGTGGTTTTAAATATATGATTCCACAGCACTGGATTCACTAAAGGTGTTATGGGGGAAGAACTAAATAAATCTCATAATGAGATGATTCAGGATTATTTATTTAATATAAACAATAATAAAAGTAGCCTGTATATGTTAACTATAGCAAGAGATGGTGAAGATCCAGTTAGAAGTATTTTGTTTTATGATAATGCAATAGATGCATCATTTGCCTATAATAAGTATACAGATTGGGGATTTGCTAAAAAATTTTTAACTGTCTGCCTTTATGAACCATCAGGCAAAATTAACACAAAAATATTAAAAAGAGATCAGGCTGGAGAATGCACCTTTGTTAGACAAGACTATGTAGAGGCTCAAAACATTATTGAAAGTATAAAGACAAAAGTTGACTACCAGGTATACAAAGAAATTTCTTTAAAGTTTATGAGATTATTTGCAAAAGATAATTGGAGATTTGATGGAGATCGTTTTCTAAAAAATTTAGGTATACAGGAAGACTATCCAGAATACTAAAAATAGCCAAGCCTTAAAGTTAAAAGACTTGGCTAAATTTATTAGTTTTTATTTTGTTTACATGGATACTTGTTATACCACTCTTGGTATCGTGTTCCATTTACAGAACTCCATGCTGACCAGTCTTTTCCGCCCTTGGTCATATAGTGCGCCACTTGTGCATTAGTTACTGGGTTAAATAACTCAGCATTTGAATCTAGTTCAAATTTGTCTCTACGATCTGGACCTAAATCACCTATCATATTGATTTGAAAAATACCATATGATGAGTCTCCAGTTTTTGTGTTACCATTAAAAGCAAAAGGTCTTCCATTAGATTCTGCTTTAGCAATTGCACATGCAGATCGTAAAGCAACTCCTTTGAACCCTACCGCCTTTAAAAGGTCAACTAATTGCCCATCGTTTAAAGAATGAGCATTTTCATAACTCTCTAATGTTTTTACCCTAGAAACCAAAAAAACCCCTTTAGGGGGTTCGGCTGCTACTGACGCAGTAATTAGAGTTTTAGTTTCAAGAGCATTAGCGGCATTTAAAAATGGTGCAAAAAGCCCAACTAACGCTATCAAACCTAGCCATACTGCTTTATTCTTGTCTCTCATTGAAATTACCTCCTAGAGCCAAATTGCTACCTTTCGGTAGCATTGTATTAATTGTAGCACGAATTTAAGGTCAAAAGCAAGTTTTAATGATATTTTTTATTTTAGTTTTAAATTTGTATGCGTGAAGGTGGTATAATAATTATATTATGGCATCTGGCGAAACAAATACTTATGATTTTCCATATCCGATATTAACAGATCCTGTTAATGTTCATGAAGATATTCAGTCATTGGCAGAGGCTGTCGATGCTGTATTACCAACTTTATTTTCACCAGTACACACTTTAGAGGTTCGTAATGTCAGCGGTACATCAATAGTAAAAGGTGATCCAGTATATATAACTGGCTATACAACAAAACCAACAGTTGCAAGATCTGTTGCAGAAAATCTTGAAACTTTTCCAGTAGTAGGTTTGGCTCAGTCTAACTTTGGAAGCGGTAGTGATGGGGTTATTGTTATTTCTGGTATTTTTAATTCAATAAATACAAATGCTTATAGTGCAGGAGATGTTCTTTATGTTGCAACTGGTGGTGGATTAACATCTACCCAGCCAGCATCTGGTTCTGGTGCAGTAGCAGTTGTTGCAAGAAATCATTCAACATTAGGCGTTCTTATAGTTGGACAACCAAAGGGTAATGGAACTTGGGGATCTATGAAAGCAGGGTTAGCATAATGGCAAGAGTTAGATCACAACAAAATTCTTATTCAGTTGGTTTGGTGCCGCCACAGGTTACCTGGACAATAGTAAGGGGAGACACAGCATCTTTTAGAGTATATGTAACAGATGATAATAGGGATCCACTTGTTATAGAAGACTGGACTATTGCTATGGAAGTTAAAAGACCAAACACAACTCCTGGAGATTTTACAGATGATGCAGAATTAATAGTTGAGTTAGAGCCAATACCAACAGAAATTGACGGGGACGGAGAGTTTACAGTTTCACTAACTGCAGAAGAGTCAGTATTGTTAGAAACTGGAGATATCTTTGATATTGAGTTAAGTGATGCAAGTAGGGTTTGGACAGTTGCTCGTGGAACAGTTATTGTTATTGAAGATGTAACGAATAGCGAAGTAGTTTCATAATTATGGCTTTGTCAATAATAATTGACGAAAGTTTACAAAAAACACAATTCGTTAATCGCACTAACTATCCAATATCAGATATAGTTCCTATAACAAGGCAAGTCAGGATAAGCGAAGTATTGCCATTTAGGGTAAGATTTACAACAATTGGACTTCCAGGATCAAATGCAAACGTACCAGGAATTGGTTTACAAATAATCGAAGTTAATAATTATATTCTTTAAAAATATGATATAATTCAAGCATGGCCCGTACATCAATAGCATCAGTAAAATCATTATTTGAAACTGGAGATCGACCAACCCAGGCAAACTATGAGGATTTAATAGATACCTCTTCAGCCCAAGCAACAGACTTGGGTAGTTATGGTAATAACGAATTAACAATTAATGGCATCGAGAATTCAACCGTATTCGATAACTTTACGGCTTCTGAATGGAGATCAATGAAATATATGATCTCACTAAAATATGTAGCAGGTGGTGCAAACAAGTACTACTCTACAGAATTAAACATATTAATTGATGGATCAGATGTGTCTGTCAGCGAATATGCAACAATTGAAAATGATGGGAATATTGGCACCATCTCTGTTTCAAGGGCTGGAGGCACAGTTTCATTAACTGTTGTTCCAGTAGGGGGAATGACACCGATAACCCTACGCTACATGCGTATGGGGTTAAAGGCCTAACCAAGGAGATAAAAGATGGCAACTTTAACAAAAGACTTTAGAGTCAAAGCAGGGCTGGTAGTTGAGGGATCAACCGCAACTGTAAACAGCCACGATATATTAACAGAAGCATTAGTAGACGCCAAAGGTGATTTACTAGTTGCCTCTGCTGCAGATACAGTAACTCGTCTTGCAGTTGGAACAGATAACTACGTTCTTACAGCAGACTCAAATGCAACAAATGGACTTGCCTGGAAAGCCCCAGCAGCAGTTGGTGTTTTTGATACATCAATTTCATTTGAAGGAACCACTGCAGATGATTATGAGACAACACTCACAGTAACAGATCCAACTGCAGACCGTACAATTACACTTCCAAATGCAACAGGAACTGTAGTTCTTAAAGATACAACTGATACACTTACAAACAAATCAATTTCACTAACCACAAACACAGTAACAGGAACAACTTCAGAATTCAACTCTGCACTTTCTGATGCTAACTTTGTAACAACTGGTGATACAGGAACTGTTACAAGCACAATGATCCTTGATGGAACAATTGTGGATGCTGACATTAATGCATCTGCTGCTATTGCAGCAAGCAAGATTTCTGGAACTGCAATTACTGCTGCTGATACTGCAACAGTAACAAATACAATGCTTGCAGGATCAATTGCAAATGACAAACTTT